TGAAATAGGACCAGATTCACTAGACTGAATTGCTAGATTAACTGTATTACCATATAATCTAACATTCTCAGCCCATGCATATATTGTTATAGAAGGAGTACTGGTGATACCAGAATTGGCCACAGCAGCTTGTACTACTTGCCAAATCTTTAATTCACCCATACCATCTGTTGTTGCAGCAAGTTCCAATTGTAACCAATTTTTATAGTAAAAAAATGGTAATTCCATTTCCCCACCTTGTGACTTTGCTAAATCTATCCAGACTGTAGGGCGCTGTGAAGTAAGAATCTTATTAGTAGAAGAATCTGATATAGGTGTAAAATTTGGAAGTGGAGCATAAGAAACTCCCAACATACCATAGACGAAAGGTGTAGAATTAACTACAATCTTAATTCTAATTTTACATTGTATATACGAATAATTATCTAATTTCTTCTTAATCCTAGCATTACCTAGAAAATCTGTCCAAATTTGCTCAGTAGCAGTTGCAAAAGGAGCACCTGGAGTAACAACATAATGGTATAAACGAGTTGGGCGACTTAAAAAATCACCTAACTCAAAATCTTTAGTATATAAATCTGATGTAACATCATCATATATAGCAGCATAATTAATAGTAGAAACCTCATTATCAGGGTTACTATCAAAAGTAACAACTTCTTTTTCAATTAGTTGTTCTGCTTCTAATAATGGATCAGTTTCAGTAGATTGAATACTAAAGTTAGAATTCTCGCCATTCAGAGTGGTGTTATACGAGTTAGATACACCACAATTCACACAACCATCTTGTGGGTGTGAAACACAACATGTAGATTCACTGCTACATGACATATATTTAAGAAAATTACCAACAAAACTAAGATATAAAAGGTTGTTAGCCTAATATAAATGTACTTATAGTAGTACAACTTGAGTATTATAGTACTCATACTATAGTTTATTGACTTTTCGGTCAAAAGTAGTTAACTATATTTCTTGAAAAATTCACTACTATCAAATCTCTCAATACATTTATTTACCTCATGGAAATCATTCACTAATGAGTCCCAAGTCGGAAAAGTACTCTCTTGAATATAAAATTCTAATTGGGGATGCAACTTAACAATATCTTTTAAAAAAGATACTTCTTGCTCAAATGTCTCCTTACCATACCAAAAATATTCTCGAACAGCACTTGAAATACTAGCAACAATCTGAAACTCAGGTGTCACTGACTTTGATGCAACATTAACCATCAAAGATTTTCTTATTGAATTTTTAC